GCGGAATACTCTTGGTACGACGGCACTGAGTGGGGGGAACAGGACGATGGGTGTGCCCCCGCACCAGCAACAAGTGGGGGTACCCCCCGTAGAAGTTGGCAAACTGGAGAGCTTCCAACTCATCGGAGGACTGACCGGCATCGAACCCGTGGTAGAAGATACAGGGACCCACCTTGTAAGCCCCCTTCAGGGACTTCTGGTAGGGGACCCAGCACCACTTACGGAACTCCTCCCCAAACTCGGGGTGTCGCCGCCAGTCCACAAGGCCCCTGAGAGAGCGAGGAACCCGTCTAGGATCGCTTGCTAGGATGTTATCGTCGTGGTTCCCCATGTTTACCCAGCGATGGCAGGAGGAGGGCAGTACGGCCCTCAGAGAGGACAGCAAATTATGGCTGTGCTCGTACTCATCTTCAAGGGTGTGGGTGTCCTCATTGGGGTGTACAGAGCCAGCACTGGCTTCGTGGAGGTCCCCGAGATGTCCGAAGTGGGTGAGTCCCTTGATATTGGAAAGGGTATTGAGGACCCAATCCTTTGTCTCAGGTGGCATGAAGGGGCAGTGAGTACATGAAATCACCGCTATCTTTGCAAGACCAGACATTCCAGTGGCTCCCCACTCTTTATATGAAGACTCCTCCAATAAAGGGGAGGACCCCTTGGTATGTCCGGTTACTGACGTTCAGTGGTCATTCCGGGGTTACCGGGGTTTTGCCCCTGCATGGTGCTCCAAATGTACCGGGCTGTCTCGGCTTCCACCTGAGGACTATCAACCCTCTCGAAGTAGTTCTGGGGTATCTCACTCTGGTACGTCGTCCTTGACGCTTTCTCCATGGTGTCGCCTACCCTAGACACGACTGACTGCTCCCTGAGTTTCACAGCATTCTTCATCTGAGCCTTGCTGACCGTGAGGGGCATTTTAAACCTGCCCTCAAATTCCGCTTTAATCCTTTCAGCTTCCCCTAGATTATTTCCTAGTACAGATGAAATCCACTTCCTTCTGTATTCTTTCATCTGTTCTCTGTTTGCAAGCAAGAATTTATTAAGTTCTTGGGGTTCTTTGTACTGCCTCATGTCAGCACCCAACGCCTTCAAGACTACACTAGATGCGTCCATATTGCCAATCAGTCGGCCATCACTCTTGTACACAGGGACCTGATTCCCCTGCATATTCGACCAGTCAGCGTACTGACGCTGCAATCCAGCAGCCATAGGCACCTGACCCACTGCACCCACCAGACGACTGAATGCCACACCACCGGGAATAACCCGAGGTAGTGTTTCTTTAAGCAACTCGAAGTCAGCGGTACCTACTGCTTGTGCTCCACTAACAAGGATGTCCAGTGCAGGGGGGGCTATGTTGGCAACAAAAGAACCAGTCGGGTCTCGCTCAGTAAAGAACCTGTCTCCCCCCACAAGGTCTGTGAGTGACCCTGCAAACAAGCCACGGGAAATATCCATGTCAAGAGCATTCTTACCCACCTCATAGGCTATGGCACTGTAGCCCATCGCCTTGATGATGTGCTTCATTGCACTACCCCCCATCTCCTGTGGGTTGAGGAGCGTGCCTGTGATCTGGCGCAGTGGGAACTGGAGGAACTGTCTAGCCAGTGGGTTCTCGAAGTACTTGCTGTAAAAGATCTCCGGCCTGTTGATCGGGTCACTACCAAACTGAGTCTTCTGTACTAGTTCAGCAGCGTCATCTCTCAAACGTGCAACATCTTCTGAGGTGTTTAGTTTTCCAGCGCGACGGCGTACATGCTTGGCAGCATGAGCCATGGTTACACGGTTGAACCACTCAGCTTTCTCGAAGGGCTTCATCGTACCTTCAAACAACCAGTACTCAGCAGCACCCTTGGGCCTCTTGTAACCACTACGAAGGCTTGCCTCATCCACCATTCGGAACGGGTCAAGACCGATGTCAGCTAAGTCTGCAAAGTTAACTCGTCGAGTAGTGCCGTCAGCCAACTCAATGGTTTCAGTGAAGTGCTTTTCAAGTAGATCTGCTTTTTGAGCGTCGGTAATCCGAGCACCCATCTTCATGCGTTCAGCTACGTACCCCGACATCATCTTCATGGAGTCTCTGTAACCACGCATGGCAGCACCCACTCCCACCAAGGGCATACCCATGGTGATTGGCTGCAACATGTTCAGCATCACACTACCAAGGTTTAAACCAAGATGACTGGCATACAAAGCCTGAGCACCACGACCACTGATTCCACCAAACTCACCTGATCGGATATTCTGTTCAGCCTTTTCCGACCAGTTTTTCATTTGCTCTACGAGTCTTTTACCCGGCTCACCAGTGCCTGCAATAATTCGTCCCGCAGCACCAGTTGCTGTGTAGTTAATAAAGCGTTGTGTGTTCTTGAACACAGCCTCGCTTACTACATCGTTGACCCCCTTGCGACCTGTAAGGGTGGGGAGTACTGAGTCGAGAATAAACTCTTGGGTTCTTGTGTCATCAATAGACTGGACAGTACCCTCAAGCATGTCAAGAAGACTGACTCCACCAACAGGCAACTTGTCTGCTAGGGCAGGATCATACTGATTGAGTACATCTTCTAGTGTTGCTCTTTCACCCGAGTAGCCCGGTCGCAGAGTAGCAAAGCCTTTTCCTTCGTTTTTCTTTTTACGCACTCTTTCAGTAAGAGAGTCACGCAAAGCAGCTTCGACTCGCTCACCGGGCTTTTGGATATGCATGGTGTGGGTAATTGCAGAACTCTGCGCGTACCTTCTTTGAGTGTCGTGGAAGTTAATTCCGTACTCACCATGTCTATCTTTAGTAAGAAGACCCTTTGCTCTTTCGGCGTAAGACTTATTGATCTGTGTTGTTAGGGCCTCGCTTCCCCCAAACAACTCTTCCATTTCCTCAAGGTCTTCGGGTCGCCATTGAACAGTGGGGTTTTTTCTTTGCTGCGCTTCCGCACCCAAGTAATGACCTGTGGCGTTATTCTTGTCTCGGTAAATGGAGGGAGCAGGGATTACGTTACCCGCTCTATCAACACTTTTTATTAGGTTGCGGGAAACATAGGTGTCTGTAACCAAACCTTTTTCTACAGCTTCAACAAGAGTCTTTTGAATCTTTGTTTTAAACTCTTGGTTGAGTTCATCACCAGACCTGATTGCATTGAGAACTTCATCGTCTAGCAAACTAGAAGCAACATCATCAACTAGTTCTTGAGTTCCCTGCGAAAACTGGTTTCGTTCTTTGGCAACGATAGCAGCAGTCAATCGTTCGATCTTGGATGTGTCGGCTACAAACTCACCAGTCTCTGAGTAAACTGAGTCGTTACCAAACAAGTTAACAAGCCGTTCCTCACGAAACTTTTTGTGTGCTTCGATGTAGTCGTCAAGCTCGTACCTGTCAATAACTTCTTGAACTGCCCGTTGCTGCCCAAGTTCGGAAAACATTCCGTCTTGAGTGGGGGTATTAACTACGACTTCAACTTCATCAAGCTTTGTTACACCCTCTTTGAATTTGTAAAAGCCAATAGTCTTACCGTCAGAAACACCAAGCTCTTTGTTTCTCGGAAGGTAAACGCGGTCTTCTCTACTCAATGAAAAAACAGGGTGGTCATCTGGGAGATTAATTGACTCGCCTGTACCTGTACCTTTTTTATAACCATAAAGAGCACTAACTTCTTTTTTAACTTGGCTTTCGTCTATCTCTCCATCAGCCAACCTTCTTTTAATGTTGGCAAAGCCCTCGTCAATTTTCTTGCTGTCTGCGTAGAGTTTTTTAGTTGAGTTTCTACCAACCTTTACCCGGTCTCCTTTTTCACTCAACGAAACACGTACAGGTCCCCCCGTTTCATTCTGAATAGCAACATCCATTGCTTCAAAAGTGGTCATTTCATCAGTGACTTTAATTGGGTCTTTTAGTTTCGTTGTGGTTAGTGAGCCGGTGTATGCTTCGATAGGTTCATCACCCTTAAGGAACGGGGTGACATCAACAACTTTTCTTTCTAGCCCAGTCTTATCCCAACCAGCCATGCGAATGTACATGGCGTGGTTGATTTCCTTAGCTATCTTTTTAGCTGTGGGGTCACTGATCTGATCTGGGTCCAAGGTGTCTAGCCTGACACCTGTCTTCTTTTCAATGCGGTCAAGTACATCTTGAGTAGGCTTACTAATGATGGCTCGTTCCACCTCATAGTGCCCATTCAAAGTGTCTCCCATTTCACGCAATACAGCGTTACCCGGTGTACCCTGCAACTGATTAGATGCTGAAGTCAAACGCAAAGCATGAAGCGTCTGAAAAGCAATGCTGTTTTCACCAAGAAATCTGCTGTAGTCTCCACCAGTAAATAATCGGCCAGCCCTTTTCAAGGCTTTACCGGCGGGAGGAGTAACCAAGAATGAGAGAATAACAAACGGGTTGGTGGCAATATCCACCATGGTGTTTGTTACTTCGTTGTTACCGAATGCTTCTTTGATGTCCTCCATGAACGTATCACGTTCAGAGGGAGTCAACTCTTGTGGTTGTAAGAACGTCCGCCTTAGGGAATCGAACGAAGCCTCACCCTGAAAAAGCTGAGTCAGAAAAACATCGGGCCGATCATACGACCGGATAGGATCAAATGACTGCGGGAAGGACGACATCCTACCCCTTCATTACTTCAGGCGAGTACGGAATCGAATGACTACAGTAATTGAACTATGCTCGTCACCAGTACTACCTGCTTCAACATTCAAAGCAATCATTGAACCCGCAGGAATATAATTTTCAGTTGTGCTAACAACGGCATCTACTGGAGTGTATGCAGCATTTATAATCTGCTGCCCAGTAAGGTTGGAACCAGCAGAGTCTGGATCGGTTGCAGCAGCGTCAAGTCTCTTCAACTGAAAAGTGTCATTAGCATCCGCAGTAGCAGAGATGAAAAACACAGAATCGACAACCGTATCGCGCTCTGCGTAATACAGAGGAAAGTCGTCAGAGTCTGCCAAGGTCGCACCAACACCAGTAACAACAACAGAAAGAGTTTGGAACTGATCGGGGTACTGAGAAACGTCAATAGTGTTTTCGCCAGCCATGTGTTTAGTCCTTAAGCAAGCAGGTCAGAAATGTCCACGTTAGTGGGGGGAGCGGCAAATGCACCTTCATGCATTGCCTCGGAGAATTCACGGAGGAGATCACGACGAGGAGCCCCCCCAATTACAACAGCACCAGCCGGTAGGTACCTGCCTGCTGCGATGCGATTATATAGATCAGGAGCAATTTGTTGTAGTCTTTGCTCTTTATTTTTAAGTTCTTGTTGTTTTCTGCGTTCGGATATACGCCTAAGTTCTTCTTGTGCAGCTTCTCTGCGATTCTGCTTTTTGAGTTCCTTAAGCTGTGGATCATCCTCGGGATCACCATACATCTCCCGATTGATTCGGGACATAATAGTAGGCAGGGCTAGAAACCCTACAGCCTGACCAGCAAGGCCAATTTTTTCAAGATTCCTTATCGTAGCGGGGTTAGCAAGGCCACCCTTTCGGATGGGTTTTTTCATAGCCCCTCTAAGCTGTCGCCCAGTTGTGCCAATCATTCCATGCTGAACCATGTCGGCTGTGCCATGGCCCAGACCCGACAGGCTTCTTGGAACCTTCTTTAGAAGTCTAGTAAATGCTCCGATAGCCATGTTTATCCTTAAAGCTGCCTAAGCACTTGATCAAGAGAGAGTTGGTTTCTACCCATTTGATTCTGGAGTGCTTCGAGCCTTCCTTGTTCTCCCCCCAGCAGAGAGACTAGTTCGGGGGACACGGGGCTTTCTCGTCTAGTTGCGCCAATCATTGCACTATCAAGCCGGTCTCCATAGACACGATCTTCATATCTTTGAATTGGGTTACCCCTGTATCGATTCATTTCACGCTTCATTTTTTCCTGAAGCATGAGACGTTCGACTTCCTTTTTACGCTCGTCACTTGCAAGCTTTCCGCTGCCAGCAAGCATCGGAAGAAGACTGAGTGCAAGCAAACCCATACCCGGCAAACCACCAGCCATAGCTCTAGCCCCGCCTACTAGATTACGGAGCAACCCAGCCTTACCTGCTGTTTTAGCTGCTGTTTTAGCTGCGGTCCCGCCTGCACTAGCGGCTGGTTTAGATGCTGGCTTGTCAGGAGTTTCACTCTTTGCTAGATCTGTAGCTTCTCTTCGGGCAAGTGCCTTTGTGTTTGTAGTGCTTCCTCGTTCTTTAGCTCTAGCTTTTCTTTCGTTTATTCGATCAGCCGCAGCGCGTTCACGCTTTGCTAGGTCACTTTGAGCACGTTCTCTTTGAATCTCTTGTCGGTTAGATTGGTCAGCTTTTCTTTTACGAAGACTTTCTTTTGCTTTCAGTTCAGTCGATTGCCTTCTAGCAAGGTCTGACCTTGGAGTAGCGGTTGCTGGCCTATCCTTAAGATACTCATCTCTAAGTTTCATCTGCCCTTTAACATCTCTACGACCTGAAGGTGCAGCAACAGCAACAGGGATTTTGAGTTTGTCAGCGGCAGTTTTCAAAAAGCTTTTAGCTGCTGCGCCAGTCTTAGTTGCAGTGCCTCTCTTAAGAGGGTGGTTCTGAAACCTGTTAACTAGCTTCTTTGCTTCAGCTTCGGGAATGTCTTTGATCGAACCATGCTTTCTAATCAAAGACTGAATAGCCTTTTTAAACTCAGCGTCACTAGGCTTTGCCAAACGAGGCTTAGTTCTGCCCGGGCTATCAAACAAGAATTCGTACTGACTAGGGTTAAACTGGCTCATCTGTTACCTCAAGGGGTAGGAATTGTTCGTCTGGTTCAACGAGGGTTCCAAATCCCCCCACTGAGTTTTCTTCGTTCTGGACTGTCCAAGCAAATACGTTTTCTTCCTTGAGTACCTTGTCTTGTCGGATGTCCCACATCCAGCGGCGGATCATCTTGGGTGTAAGCTCTACGTCCTTCCAAGAAGCAAGCAGGTGGGCTTCCGATATTTCCTTAAAGGATAACTCAGAATCCACTGCTTTAGCAAATGCATTCTCTCCCCCCATTGTGACAGCGGACCTGCCATGGGTATTATGCATTTCAGCCATCAACTTGGATATCTGTTTCCACTTAGCCAATATCAACCACCAGTTCGTCTTTCAAGTTCAGCAAGTTCAGCAAGCTCTTGCGGAGTGTAAGGACTTCGACCCTGAGCTTGTCTAAACTGAATTTCTTCCATGAGGTTTTGTAGGGCTTGTTCTTGATCTGTAACAGCCCCTCCCGTACGTAGAACTGCTTCGTTAAGAAGGTCACCCAGTTCGGTGTACCCCTTAGCACTAGCAGGTCCAGCACCAAGTTCACTAAAGACCTGACTCTGCACATCCTCGATGTCGCCTAGATCACGAATAAACTGATCCAGCAAAGGCAACTCACCACCACCAAGATCTTCAGACAATATGTCTCTAATCTGAGCGGCACTCAACCCACCAGAACCAAACCCAGAACCCCCAGCAGCGGCTTCGTTGTAGTCAAAACCCTGAAGTTGATCGAGGGTATCAAGGCTATCTTGAAGTTGGAAGTTTCTATCTTCTACCGCACGGGAAGCCAGATCAAGTCTTTCTGAAAGCCTTCCCATAGCAGTGCCCATGACCCCCAACAAACCAAAGCCAGTGGGAGTTTGAAACTCACCAGCCCCAAGCAAGTGGGGCATACCAAAGAACTCAGCTTCAGCTTGAGTGGGTGATTCATTCTGTGCAGTCAAAATCAAAGTAGATGCTTTTTCACCTAGCATTTGTGACAGGCTGCGAACCGCACTACTCACAATGTTTCCATTAATACCGTAGTCTTGAGAGGCCTGTTCAATTTCTGTAGTAAGGTCCCCTGCATCCCCACTAACAACAGCCACCATGATTTGTTCCATCATTCTGGTAGCGGCTTCTTGGTCAATTTGCCCTTGGCTTCCTGCGGCAATAGATTCACCAACTGCCTTAGCAAGAGGACCCATACCCAGAGACCGAGCTATAGAGTCAAGAGCTGCATTACTTGTAAGCTGTTCCATAACTGGCTTTGTTGCGTCTATTGCAATACCGCCCAAACCCATCTCTGCTGCGCGAGTAGCCAGTTCTTCGTTGCTCATCTGACGATTGAACTCATCGAAGATTGCTGCGTTACTTACATCAAATCCAAGAATGGTAGATTGAGTAATGTCTTCCATCCCTTTAAACCGATCATTAAATACTTCACCCAATCGGTTCATTGCGTAAGCAGCAGCATCATCTCCTATGCCAATAAGGCTTTGTCTTTGCGCTTCAATTTGTTCACGCATGGCTGGGATGCGCTCAATAAACTGTGCTATTTCTTCTTTGTTTTTGTTTGCAAGAATGCTAAAAACACCAGCTTCTTTTCGTGCGGCTGAAAGCTGCTGTTGAATAGCGTTTTTTTGCCGGACTAACTTTTCTTGATTTGCTAGGTCAGTATTCCGAATTCGCTCTTCAATCTCAAGCTTTTTAGCCTGTAGTTCTGCAATACTTCTTGCTCTATTTTCTTCAATTTGCTGTTTACGTTTCTGCTCGGCAAACTTTTCTTGCTGCAAACCGTAGGTAGCATCAAATTGCTTTTGGTCAAACAATCGTTGTTTGTCTGCTTCCGCAGCACGGGCTTGAATAGCTTGAGTTTGCATAGCCTGTTGACCACGCAGTTGTTCTCTGGTGTTGGCAGATCTGTTAGCGTCAGCAATAGAAGCCTGAGCCCCTTGGCTAACCGCTGAAAGTTGTTGTGCGTTTGGCATGTTTGACATGGGTTAACCTATCAAAGAGTGGGGAGTTGTCCGCTAAGACCTTGAGTAAAGAAGTCGCCAGTCATCGGGCCAACCTTAGCAAAGTCACTCAGGGGTTCGTTCATCTTAATTGAGTAGATTGCAGCAAGGGTGTCAAACAAAGCGACGGGGGCATACGGGTTAGTCTTGTACATTTCGTACATGTTCTGCTGTCCAGTAAGGAGGAACTGGGTAGCCTGAGTAGCCGCAGCACTTTCCATAGCAGCAGCATTTTGATATGCGCTTGCCATATACTGCTGTCCTATTTCCATTGCTTGTGCCACTGACTGGTCTGCACCAAACCCTGCCTGATCAAGACCCATCTTCATTTGGGTTCCTTGAATTTCCGCACCAAACATTTCGGTTGCCATTTGACCAAGCACACCTTCAAGTGCGCTTTGCCTCATTTGTTTGTTTTGGAATGTTGCTTGTGCTGTGGCAGCCTGCTTCTGTGCAGGGGTCATCATGGTGCCATCAGGGTTAATGCCTGAGTTGATCTGGTTCATCATACTCTGGGTAGATCTATCTACACCAAGAGCCATGCTTGAAGCTTGGTTGGATTGTTCGTCTCGGAGACGTTCGATGCTTTCATCTATTTCAGCTTCGCGGGCCGTAAGGGTTTCCCTGTATGCATCTCTTGCAGACCTAGCTTCTTCTTCAAGAGATTCAGCAAACCCACTTGCCTGATCACGAAGACCCTGAGCCTGCTGTGCAGCGGTACCCTGAATTACACCGGGCACCTGTTGGAGAAGATTACCAAACTGATCTATCTGGCCTTGGGCACGTTCACGATTGAACTGCTCTGCGTCAATTAGATTCTGGTAGTCACCAAGTGCTGCACCAGCCAACTGGTCCGACATAAAGAATGAAGGAATCTGCTGACCAAGCAAGGTGTTCGCGGGTTCCTCTCCATACAGACTTGTAGGAGTAGTTCCAAAACCCGGAGTAGGAACACTGCCCGGACCAAAGGGACCCATCTGTTGATTTTGGTTGAACTGATAACCCACAGGTGTAGGGGAGAAAGGACCTTGCTGTTGCTGTTGCTGTCCTTGCTGTGTATTTTGCCCGGGTATTCCCCCGCTACCAAAAAGGTTGCCATACAAAGCTTGAAGCTCTGGGCTGGCGTTTGCAAGATAGGAAGGCTGCTGGAATTGCGACATAATACACCCTGCTAGGTAGTGAGGTTAGTGTTGCTGGTGGCTGTAATTGTACCCTTAGCTTGCACCTGCAATAGTCTATAGTCTACATCAACACAGAAAATTTCCAACCCCGGAGAGAGAGAAAAGCCTTTGACTCCGTGGCGACCCTTGACCGTGGTGGTGGTTGGGTTTTCAAAGGCAGCCCAGTTGTCCGACTCCCCATCGTTAATAGATCGGACCAAGGCACCTGTTCTGTCAAGGGAAACTGCGTGACTCTTGGGGGTAGTTTCCTCACCCTCATACACCACACCCCTCCAATATATGAGATCGGTGGTGAGGTGGTTGTAACCTACCCCGGAGAACACAGCACCAAGCGAGGAGATTTGCTTGACCCGGAACAGGTTGTTTCCGCCATGAGGTCGTTCTGGTGTGGGCACCGAACTAGTAATCGGAGCCCCTACAAACCTCATAAACACAGGAGAAACGGAAACGTTGTACCCCGCTCCAACCTTGCTTATGTCCGTAGAAGCTACGTAGATCTTTTTACTTCCTGTATCTACACCTGTGACTTTAAGTTTTTGTCCAACACCAGCAGCGTCAAACCCTTCGGTGCTTACGCCAGTTTGCGTTACATAGCAGTAAGAACCCACCATGTCGGAAACTACAACCCCAGACCCACTAATTGTAAAAGAGTTTTCGCCAGTGTTAACAGACCCCACGGTTCCGTAAGGTGTAGTAGCACTGTGCTGGAGCATTCGGATTATGCCCTTGCCCCCATCATCGACAGTCTTTCGTTCGTTGTCGAGGATATAAACCTTCGGCTTGAACAAACTGGAGATTGCAGAGGTGTGAGTAGTATCCGGGTTATTCATGACCCAGAGGACTCGCTCCTCAAGATCCGAAGTTATGTTTGTCAGGTCAGAAGACCAAGCCCCACGACGACACATGTCAAAGCAAGTGTCATGGATTTCAGTAACCTTACCCGTGTTAAACCACAGGACGGCAGTCTGCTCAAGTACGGGGTTGTGGATATAGAGGGCAAGCTGGGTAGGGTCATACGCTACTTGAATGTCAGCATGGTTGTCTCGCCAGTCTTCAACGATGAACTTGTCTAGCGCAGACACATCATCAATACGAGAGTTGGCATGGACAGCCTTGACCCCACGACTAGTCACGTAGTAAGCAAGGGGTCCAATCGAGTCACCTGCATACGCATTGACAATCCCATACCCGCGATGGGCTTCCTGCATACGGAGGAACGCGCCATCCTTAATCATGTAGTACAGGCGATCACGGGCAAACCCCATCAACGCAGGACCCACCTGAATGAACCGGGAGATCTCGTTAGTCGGTACTGGAGGTACATACCGATTCAGTGGGGGGAACAACTCGGGAGAGATCTCGTAAATGGATGACCACTTCGTCTCACCCAAACCACTGTCGAGGTCACCCACCCGATTAGTAAACCCCTTACTAGTGCCTACACCAATCTGGCTGGCTGTAATGTCCTTGATCTTGCTGACAACCATCGCACCTTCATAGAAGATGGAGGACCCCCCACTGGGCATGAACTCGTCGTGGATGGTTTTGTCGAGGTAGACATCCTGATAAACAAGAGAAGTGTCATTCAACTGATACCAGTAAACCGCAGTACGAACCCCAGTTGAGTCTTTGGAGTCCCCACTAGCACCATTGTTTACGTGCCAGTCTTCAAGGTTAATGATGTTGTCTAGGTGCAGGATGCCTGCAATGTAGGAACCACCTGCGTCCTGAGTCTTGACTGACCTGTACACAAAAGCTTGGTCGTACTGGTCTGAGTCGTACCTGATATCCAAACAAATGTACTTGCTTGTGTCAGCTTCAAAGTCTTCAGTTTTGGCTTCACACACAGGAGACAACTGGGTCTTTGATCCAGTCTTGCTGTTTGCCAAGTAGTACGCAAATGCGTAATCACCTGTCTCAAAGAGGTGGGCATCATCATTTACAGTTGATGCCGGGGCGGGGTTGTTATCAACAGCCGCTACGTTTTGGTACGCCTCGCCGTCAGCATTAGATTCACCCCCATAATCAATCCCGTCAAGAGCCCCCGCAGTTGCAGACTTGACCCCCATGATACGAGCCATACAAGGCACTTGAACAGTAGAGCTTGTCGAAAGAGCCTTGCCAATTTGAGAAGGAAAACAACCCCCTGTTCCTTCAGTAGAAGGCCCGTCAAGAGAACCGCTACTTGTAGAGTTCGTGGAGTCTCTAATTCCAATGTTTGTGATATCAATGCCATTATCTGTCACATCTACGTCGAGGAACTTTTCGTGTAGCTTGGGCTGTTTCCCCCCACCGGGGAATGGTCCAGTAGATGTCCTACCAAGAGTTTCCGGCTTGCCCCACTCGTTTACGTGGAAGCGGAGAGGCTTCTGCCCTTGGCAAAAGACATACACATAACGACCCCAAGTAGACACAGACATCTGAGCATCTTCATCAGTAAACCTGTCGGTCAACAGCGTAGTGTCGTTGTCTGTCCCACCAGTAAAGTTAGTAATTGATACTTCATCATTGGTGTCGCCTGTGTTTGTTTTATTGCCTTTAGCTGCACTACCTTGGTACACCCCAGAAGTAAGGGTAAGAGCTTGGGGATTGGATGCCGCTGCGGCAGGAATTGAAACAGCAATAGAACCGGCATGACCATTAGCGTGCTCAATAGCTTTTTTCAATTCAACCAAATACAGGTAGGGAGTAGCTGAAGTCCTATCAATGTTGACTGCAATACCGCCAGCCAAACCATCCGCAGTTCCCGCTCCTGTATCAGTGCTTGACTCTAGTATGAAGCCTGTATCTGGTTGAGTACCTGCCTGAGAGCTATCAACCAAGACGTACGTCTTTGTTGTGCCCGAAGCATCTATAAGCCGGATAAAACTTTTTTCGTCGGGGAGATGGTCATCAGTAGTGCTATCGCCATTATGGTCTGTGGTGATTGTGGCGGTAGCAAGAACTTGGTTGTCGGCAGGGTCAGCGGCGTAACCTTTCTGGTTGCCTGCATCAAGATCTGATATATGGCCTTTGCCACCAAAGCTAACCCAGTCTCCAGTCAACGAGTCGTAGTACTCAATGAATACAGAGGTAGTCTTGCCGTCCTGCTTTACCCGATACACATAACCGTAAGCGTAGCCTTCTTTATCCTCTGTTTCAAAGCTTCCATCGGCTCTCAACTTGTGATTGAGTCTGAAGTTGACGGGGAAGAAATCAATAACTTCTGAGGTGTGGTTAAATTGAAAAGCAGAAGCAACATCAGAATGGTCAGATATACTTGAGTCGTAATAGTAGTCTAGTTCTGCTACCTGTTTAAACCCAGAAATAGGACGAAGGCCACCATTCATGTTGCCGTCGATACCAATGATCTCAAACGCTTTTTGAGGAGGAGTCCCCACCCGAGGGCGGCTCTTGTCCTCACTCATTTCGTCGAGATTGTAGGTCCACTGGGTTGTCAGTTCGTTCATTTCTTCTTACCAAATGCACCAAGAATCTTGGTCAGTTTGTCAGTTGTTTTTGACACTATACCATCAGGCTTTACGGGCAGTACATCGTTTAGCATTTTTTGTCTTTTAGAGCAGCCGCACCCGGCCTTCTTTTCTATCCCCGCTGCCTTGGCTACCCGAGATACTACATCCCCAACACCCGTAAGCTCTTTGTCTACAGGCTCCATAGCCGTCACAACCCTAGCAATCATCTTCTTCTCATCTACCCGGACTTTGAATGTGTAGGGTCGGCGATCCACAAACACTCTTACCGGCATATCGTATACTTTAGCATCAGACATTATTTACCCTTGATCTGTGGGGTCGTAGAAGTCAAACGAGACCTGACCCCCTGTAAGTGTAGGCTTCTTGGCACAACCGTTGGCTTGGTGCTTCATGTGCCCTGAGTCAATAGAGTACCAGTTTGCGTCACACTCTTTGGTGAAGATGTAGCTCAACTTGAACTGCTCACTGATGGCGGGTCCAAGGTCTGCTTTTTGTCGAGCATCTGGCTGGATGTCTTCGTAGGCCCCCCCACTGATAGCTACGATCATGTCGGTATAGGTACAGTGCGGGAGAGCCGTACCTTCTGAATCCACCCGGTCAGTTGCGTAACCCACGGGAAGATCAACCGACCCCGCATGACTAGCACTAAGACTTCTTTCACCGGGCTGGGTGTAGTTTTCGTGGTCAGAACCGTAGTCTTTATCTTCCAAGTCGCCGGGTCCGTACCCCTGCTTATAGGTGTACTGGCCTGCGGGAACCACAGGATAATTCAACTCATTGACCAGCTTGGTCCACCCAGTACAGGGCTTGGCAAACTGCATCGTTGTGTTTCTCATCCCTGATGTAAAGTGCTGAGGGCCACTTTGGCTTCCACCAATACCCATCTTTTCAATGTTAGGGTAGCTATCTATAAGTTCCCGGTAAGCAGGGAACATAGGTGCTGGGCCTCTTTCTCCTGTGACTTCACTACAGGGCGGAATACCACCACCATCACCTTCGTCAGAACCGTCACAGAAACTTTTACCAAGACCCGTGTAGTTGCAACCAAACAAGTTAAACATGGGGTGGAGGTGCTTGTTGAACCCGTAACGGTGTCTGTTGCAAAAAGCGGAACTGCCGTTGGTAGAACCAGTTCCAAAAGTTCTAATTTGCCACTCGGAAGTGGTTCTAATATCCATAACACCTAGAACCTTAGACAACCTGTCGCCCGGATTAACAGTGTTAATCTTTTGCTGGTAAGTAAATTCGTTGTCGGGGCAGTCAAGTTCAGGATCAGGATCATCTTGGCAATTTGGATTAGTGTTTCCTCCCTGATCAGGACTACAGAAACAATCTCCTTCACAATTACAAGACGGGCTAATGCACCGCTCTTCAATGTGATTGCAGTCCCTCCTACAAAACATAGCCGCAGAACTTTTTGTGGGGTCGGGCATAGGATATGATCCTAAGCCTCCAGTCCAATTGCTAAAACGACCGGGCGTTAATCCATAACCAGTGGGAACAAAATCACAACCCCATCGCCAGTAGTTAGACCGGTTAATTGGGCCCCCTGCGGGAACACTTCCACCAATTCCTTCTTCGTTTATGGTAGGTCCTGAAACTGCCTTGATGTCCATGAGCCCCTCACTCCACTCATGGTTAAATATGTTTGGAAGGCATCCCGGGTTAAAGTCATCACATTTAGTATTGCCTTCTTCACAACCATTACAAGGCCATGCTGTTCCAATGTCATCATCACCTTGGCAGCCACAAAAAGAAGCAAGCGGCGGGTAGCCTAAAGAAGGGTCTTCATTGTAAAGCCGGTCTGCAAGAACAATGTTGTAACAACTTTCGCAGGGTATAGCTCCGGGTTCATCTCCGTAAATAAACCCATCCCATGCATCACAAAAGTCGTTTCCTCCATCTTCAAGGGTGCAGGGAGTTGCTGTAGGTCCTCCAGTAACTGGTTCCCAACCCTTGGTTGCTCCCCCATCGCTAACAGGGATGCCGTCACTGTCACCATCGTCATCGTATCTTGGGTGTTTCTGTGACCACAGAGTCAACTCAGATCTGATAACCCCCCTGCTTGATTCTCCGGTAAGGGGGTCATAGTGGGTTGCTTCAGGATCACAACGAAGAAGCACTCTAATGTACAAGTCTTTCTTGAAACCTTGATACGAAGGCACTGAAGTTTCTGACCCGGGGCAAGGTGCAGTAGCTCCGTGTTCCAAGTTGACCGCAGAAGAAATGTTTACGCACTTGTAACCTGAGTTGCCGCACCCATCACTAAAAGAACCACATTGATTATGCGTGGTTCCACCCGGACAACCACTAACGCCACCAATAGTTCCATCTCCATCTCCGGGGTCTTCATAACCATTGCCACCTGAGCCAATAGCACCACACGCATAAAGTGCAGTTCTTCTACACTCTCGACATGAGTCACAAGGACAACCAGTACCCTCACCCCCACAATTACACTGTGGGGGGCAAGCGTTAGGTTCACAACTTTCACGACAACAGAAACAACTAAAGCTCTGACAACACAACCACAAGAAGTAGTCCGTCATCCTATTTGCTCTGCTGCAAACGTAGTACACATCGTACTTCTGGTTTTTACAAACCCACCCACCTTCAAGCCGCATAGCTTGTGGGCGGCCTTGAACCCCATCCGAATCAACCTTGTCATTTTGTGCGTAAGGTAAACAAGGAAGAGGTTTAATTAAGTTAGCACCCGCCCCTGAACAAGGAACATTGCCGTCATCGCACACGGGAGGAACCAAACCTTCAACGTCAACAAAGTATTCGACAAATCGAGAGTTGGTTCTTTGGAAGTCAGGTGCGGTTAACTGAACTGAAACAGGCTCCGTTTCAATTCGAGTCGAGTTAATTATTCGAGCTTTGCCTTTGCCTTGAAACCAACAAGCCTCTCGATAAACACGCTTTTCACCTATAGCTTCTCCTTTGTCATCGTAAGTGCCGAGGTCGTCTCGTTGTATTTCTTCCCATAACGCAAAGGGAGAGCACATGGAAAACTGACCAAACCGCTGAGTGGGGGGATGACTGGCATTACCAAGCTTCCCGTTGTTTCCCCACCTGTTGTTGTCGTTGCAGTTTTCGGCTTCAAGGTCAACCTTACACCGCACACCTCGACTACGAAAAGGAGTTCCATCTATATCGGGGTCTGAAGATGTTCGAGTTGGAAACCCGTCGGGGTGTATGTATTCAGAACCGTAGGGTGTGTCCCCATTGACGTAATGCTGTTTTCTCCCCCCAACAGTTCCTTGGACTACTTGGTTAAAACAGGCACTTCCACCGGAACTCCAGTTGTTTTCGTAGTAGTAAGCCTTGGAACAATCCATCTCGGGAATGTTGCAGTCTTCTGTTTCAGTTTCCGCTGAGTAAACAAGGGAGCTTAGATTGAACTGAAGGTGCTTAGGCCAGACAAACTTCTTACCTGTTTCAGGATCTGTACCCAAGTCTTGATTGACGTTGATACCAAAGCTGTCCATGGGCTGGACACAACTACTGATTTCATTGACGCAATCAGGAACCAACTCAGACTCACCACAGTCTGTTTCAGTTCTTTCACAAGTAAATGCTTGAGTGGTGGGGTCCGCGCTTGGAACCGTCCTCGTTTTTTTGATGTGGTATTTATAGCCAGCAAAACTAGGTGCCCAACCCACACCTTTAAAAGGCCACGGCCCACGAGTAAAGTTTGATATCACATGAGCGGGATCTTCAGGGCAAATCTCCCGGGTTTCAACTGTGTTGTCCCCGCAAGCAGGCTCTACAAAGTAACCGCAAATCTCCTGATCAATAAACTCAGGTGTGCAAACACACTCGCATCCTTGGGGTGCGCTTTGTGTTGGGTCACAAGGCTCTCCTTCTTCGGAGCAAGCAAAACTACCCAGTTGTTCGTAAACACAACCTGCATCACTTCCGTCTTCATTTACTGTTTGTGATTCACAGACAATGGGGGTAGTGGTTGGGTTTCCGTCCTCATCTAGTTCATACCCAAAGACAGCGTGACTTCTTGTCATCCTAATGGTGTAACGAGCAGCAAAGCCCGCAGTGCCGGTTTGTTCTGCGCTTGCAGGGCAACCGGGGTGTGATCTTTCATTTCCATCGCAAGGCTCAAGGTCAGGACAGTTTTCTTCGTTAAAAGGGTTTTTGCAATCAGGATTACTTCTAATGTAATCGCTATCAAACTTGACTCGGTATACATGTTGTGGAAACGTAGGGTCTGGGTTTCCGTCAGCATCAAACTCGGTTGAAAGCTGAAGTTCGTTACCGTCAAAATCTAACTTTTTACAGCCCCCGCCATCAATTTCTTTCCACATGTCATAGTTATTACCCCCCGCACTTATTATTTGGTGGGTTTTAAAAGTGTCGCAAATAAACTCTTTAGCGCAGGGCATGATTGCACTGCACTTGCCACAAGGGACAAACTTAAAGACTTTGGGAGCCCCAACTGAATCGCCTTGTCCTTTTTCATTGCACCCATAAGGCAAAGATGCACATGCACGTATCGTCATTTTCTCAACCTTGATTAACCGCTACTAGAAGGACATGATCCATCGTGGGGGATTTGCAACTGGAAGTAATGTGTTCCCGCATTGCCTATAAGTCCTGCTACATCCTTCCACATAAACACCAAACACTGTTGTCGGTGAACGCTTGAAGCCCCAGTATTTTTTGTTGTGGTTGCTGGAGAGGGGGAGTAAGTACTGGGATACCCACTACCGGACATTAAAATACCCCCAACATATCGAGGACTTACGCCTGAGTTGTCTACCTCAACTAAATTAAAACACTCGTCACCGCTTGCATCAATATCCCCTGCGACACGGGTAAACTTGTAAGTAAAAGGGTAACCAGGGTCACCCGGGACGTGGTTTGTTGTGTTTGGCTCAATAGCTGCAATTCCAAAAAGGAACTTGGTTGTTCGGTGGGTACCCGCAACAAACACGTCGTCGTTACCACCGTCCGCGTCCCTAAAAAAATCAGGACTACTGTAGGAGTACCGACCATCAAGGTCATTACCGCTAACACTGATAGTAGCTGTGCTGCTGTATGAAGCACCCGAACCAGAAGCGGTGATGTCAATCTTCCCACCAGAAGAACTAAATGACACTGTGCCGTCGGAACACTTCAACGCATTTAAGGTTGTAGTTGTTCCAGACTCTCCAATGTCCGTGCTTCCGGTTGTTTCTTTAATTAGAGAAACATCACCTGTGTCAAGCGATTGGCTATTTATTTCAAAAACACCAACGCCGTCAGCCCCGCCAGCAAAGTTGTTGGTGATCTGCTGGATGTTGCCACCCCCACCACCAGACCATGGGGGGATCTCACCAAAGTCCAGACCGTCTAGTCCTGACTGAAGTGATGCGCCGTTGTTCGGAGCCCACGCACCGCCAGCATTGTTACCGCCTCTTTGTACGGAGGGGTCAAGACCGGGTAGGGCTTGGGACTGACCAAACCCCATTTGGAATTTGCTTTCAGCAGACGGACCATACGCCCCATGAATGGGACCGTACTCCGACATGTAGGCTGCATTGGAAGGTGAATATACAGGAGACATTTAATCCTCAATAAGGCAAGAGATGGTTGTCCGAGTTATCCATCGTATCCTTGTCCCAGTGCTTGGGCATACGCATCTGCATATTAGAGTAATGATCGGCTGCTGTCTTCAGTGCATCCTTGTACTGCATCTGGATCATCTGGAAGTGAACACCCGTAATCTTCTTGTACGACGCAAGCTTCAAAGCACCCGAAGCAGAGATAGCCTCATACAGGGGTTGGAATCCAACAGGGGCAATCTCGTAAGTAATCGTGCTATCACTATCGTGGTAGACCGCAGGAGTTCGAGTAGTCACTTTGATTTCTGAACTGTTTGCGTCTGAGCTACTGGACTCAATGACCAGTTCTTCAATCACATTGCCAGACAATACTCGAAGCATCGAACCTGCATAAGCGTTTGGTCGCTTATCAATTGCACCAATGGTAGGGCTGACATCCAAAGAGAGAACTTTCTTTTCTCCTTCATCTGACTCGTCCAACTCAAAACCGGCATCCGTTGTTCCGTAGTGAAGCAACAGGTCGCCAGTGTGGGTATAGAAGATGTCAATGTCCTTGGCTTTCTGGGGAATAGGCTTTACGGAAAGCTGGTTACCCTCGATTGACCAGTTAACACCACGCGGGTTCCAGTGACCCCGAGGAACAAAGTCCTCAGTAATCTTGCCCGTATCAGCGTCATACACGCAAACATTCCAGATCTCACCCACAGTGGGGGGAAGCTGGTAGTACTGTTGGTCAGCAATCAAGGACAACCGCAGCCTAGACACCACCGGGTTACTCAAGCTGTTGTTTATACGAGACAGCACATTGCTCATCGACGGCATCACGATGTGACGCAGCAGAAAGTCATCGCTGTACTTGGCATCCAGATCAGGGTCATCCAAGTAACCACGGATACGCTCGATGACTGTGTAGATAAATGAGTTAGTTGAATGCATGTCAGCCCGTCGTAATTATTCTGGAGGAAGACTTAGCCATACTGGTAATTTCGTCCTTGAGTTCCTTGAATGATTCTCCCCCCATTGACTCGGGGATAAATGCATCTTCGCCTGATTCTACACGACGAGCCGAATCTTCCAAGCCCAGTTTCTTGAGTCGGCTAATTGCATCTGCCTTTTCAGCCATGCCGTCCTCTCGATCCAAGCGTTCTTGGTACCTACGCTTCTTGATCTTTTCGTGCATGTCCTTGACCATTTCGTCAGCCAGCTTGCACCTAAATCGGAGGTCTTCCATGGTGGGCCGACCTTCCCGATAGAGGTCTGGGGGGTGAGGCATACCCTCTAGTTCGATACAGACTCGGATGCCATCACTGTCGTCATACACCCACTCAGCCAGCACAAATGAGCCAACCTCTTTGTGGTGGTAAACAAACAAGCGGTCCCGACCAGTCAGTCGTCGAACCGCTCGAATCCACTCACCGTCAGCCAAAACCTCATGCCGCTCGTCCATACAAAGGTGGCGTTCCGCAGCCTCCTGACGAGGGTCAAATACAATTTCCATTTCCATGTTTATTCTTTCCCACTTAAAGCCATAGCAGGCAAAAGCCCACTCAAAAAAAGGAGAGGTAAAATACCAAACCTCCTAGCTAACCCTTGAAACTGTTTATTCCCCTTAGCAAACTCTTTTGACTTAGGCCCGAGGTCGTAACCTTTTTCTTTAAAGTACTTCATGGCTTCTTTGTCGGCCATGTACTCTCTTCGTTTAGGAGAAGCCATTCTATAGTTTTCTTCTTTACCTTGACCCCGGCCTAAAAAGTCTTTTGCGTGGCCTGCTTCATGAGCTACTCGGTATTGAAGATCTCTAAGCTCTCCTTGATTAAGGTCACTAATCCTATCCTTGTTAAGAAAAATTGTAGGCCCTGAAGGGCGAAACAAACCCCCGTCATTAGAGTCAATAAGGTCAACCAAGGCAAAGTTTATTTTTCCTCTGTCCATGCCAAGCAAGTCTTGTAAAACTTTTTCGGCTTCTTGTTGTGCTTTATAAGACTCAGCCATGGGTTACCACTTCTTGCAAGACCAATAACGTGCGCTCATCTTATCCTTGGCAGTGGCGCAGTTGTGACGAGCGCGGAAAGATTTACGACGACCCGGACGATTCTTCTTGATCGTCATGTTGGCATCGCCGTATCGGATGATCTTTTCCCTACCACCTTGACAAGCCTTGACCACAAACTTCTTGGTCTTGGTTCGTTGGTTACGCGGCCTATTACAGGCCATCTTTTTCTTGTCAATCTTTGCGGCCATTACTTAACCTTGTATCTTTTCTTCTTGCCCTTCCAAGAAATCTTGGCAGGACCCGTTTTCTTCTTAGCTGCCGAAGTACACATTGCCATAGTGGGGCGGCAAGCAGGATACGCACGCTTGCTACCCCCCTTAGCTGACTTGCGACCACAAGCCTTTCCGGTCTTGCAATCTACCCAGCCTTTGCCTTTGTTACGAGCAAACCAGCCGTGCAGACCCTTTGACTTTTCAAGCTTGAACTTGGTAGCCATTACTTATCGGTTTCCAATTAGAAGCTGCAACAATTTTGAGCGATCTAATTTACTTGTTTGAGAAGGGTTTTCGTATTCAGATCTAGACATGGGCCGACGCTGTAAAAGCTCCATAAGCTCTTCAACCCTTTCATAATCTGATTGTCCTGAAAAACCAATTGTTCTAGTGTCGGGGCCTGAAACTCTATCGTATTCACGATGCTCATGCATCTTCTTTAAAAACTTCTTTTTATCAGCTTTAGACATGCTTCCAAGAAGCTGCATCAAACCTTGAATCCTACTAGCCATTACTTCTTACCTTTGTTTCCCCAGTTGGCAGCACCAACCTTGCGGCACTTAACAAGAGCACCTGACGCATAAGCAGAAGGCCAAACCTTGTAACGAGCTTTGACCTTGCTGTAGCAAGCGTCTCGTTTGGCTTTGAGCTTCTTCTTAGCCATCAATATCCACCCATGCGCGGCTTAGTGTTTGCAGCCGCAGGCTTTTTTCCCCCGACCATCTTCATCTTCTTCTTCTTTTTGGAGTCCTTTTTCATGAGGAACTTTGGTTTGTTTCCGTAAGCCATGTTTATTCCTTACTCAGCGGTAACTGAAATTGATGCAGAGTTAGTTACAGTGCTGGACACTGTAGGTGTAGCTGGGACTGAAGACTTGACAGTGGGAGTAGAAGGAACAGAAACAGACACGGTTTCCACAGCCAACACCGTAGAGGAAACGGTGGGTGTTGCAGGCTGGGTAACTGTAGTCGTAACTTCTGCCATTACTTCGTAATCTCGGGTCTGGTAACAACAGTGCCTTCAAGCAGTCGGAAAACCTTTCCGGTTGAAGGGTAGTTTCCAAGTTCAATGTCGTAAAGGAACGTAGAAGGCGCACTCAACGCAGCCGTAACTTCGTTCGTAAGGTTGATCGTAGTTTCACCCTTGTTAGCCAGTGTAATTTCTGCATCGTAGCCATTAGAAAAATTACTGGCTGAAATTGCAGAGCCTGCTTGAACTACGGTAATCGTGGTGTTTCCACCCTTGCCCGCAGTTCCTTGGGTAAGAGTTACAGCCGATCCACTTGCAGTTGCTGTGATGCTTCCGTTGTGCCCATTGGAATGATTTACTGCGGCAGCAAACTGAGTGGCAGTAGTTGTCTGGTTTGTGTCGGTGTCAAACAAGACATCAGTCCCATCCAAGGTACCGCTTGTTGTAGCATCACTTGCCTTGTACGTTTTTGTGACAGGGCTTCCAGCATTATCAGTCAACGTAATTGTGTCGTTCGCAGTAGGTCGGCTTGCAAAAGTAACTGAGCCTCCTGCTGCAATCGTGTAGCTATAGATCTTTGCAACAGCACTGACGCTTGAGTAAGAAGTCTTGATAAACATAGTAGCGGTGACTCCACCACTACTAAGGTCCGGCAGAGCACCGCTTGAGTCGGTAAGCCTAACAAGTAGGCTTTCGTCTTGTCCTTGGTTAACAGTCCAGCGGTATGAAGTCGTTTTAGTCGCCATGTTTACCTCGGTTGCTTAAGGAGGTGGCGGGGACCCGAAGGCCCCCGACCACCCGCCTCAAGGGAGAAAGGCTAATTAATCACCATAAATGGTGTCAGTGTTACATCCGGTGAGCTTGAGACCAGCAGGCTGATCAGGGACAAGCTGCATTCGGAGCATACCCGGAAGCTGAACGCCTTCCGTAACGGTAGTACGATCACCAGCACCACCGGCAGTAGTAGCAATCGGTGCCTTGATGCCCGCATAACCAAGAGCCGGAGCAACAAACTCGAAGGGCAGGAAGGATTCAACCTCACTAGCCTTCTGCGTTCCAGCAGGTGACGGGGGAACGTAACGCTTCCAGTTGTTACCACCCTTACGGATGCCGTAAACTGCGCCGTCTTCGACGTAGTTCGAGGTGTAACCCTGATAAGTACGCCCGTCCATCATGAAGGTAAAGCCATCAACAGAACCCTGCGAGTTCATGGACGAAGGCTTGCCAGTACGGTCAACCATGTACTGACCAATCTTCTGTGACTCGTAGTCAAGCCACACACCATCGGATGCGATCAGGCAGTCGATGTACATGCCGTATCGGTCCTTGGCGCGGTGGAATCCACGCAGGTACTGACGAAGCTTGTGCTCGGTCAGCGCACCAACGGAACCCTTGGTGTAAGACTTGTGCTCAGGGTGAGTACCAACGTCGATTTGTGCGCTGGCAATAGCATCGTTACCAAGAAGTTTACCCGAAGACTTAAGCCATGAGTTGATGCCTGCAATTGCACCATCGGCTGACTTATCGGTGTCTCCTGACTTACGGAAACCGGGAAGAACAATTCGGTCACCAGTACCGGCTGCACCCACTGTAAGAGCACCGTGGAGTGCGTCAGCAGAACCAGAAGCAGAAGCAAGAACAATTTCGCCCTTTACTTCATCAACTGCGACAACGTAAAGCCCGATCATGTCTGCATCAAGGTCATCGGTGTGGGAGCCCGCAGATTCAGTTTCATCCTGAACGTCAACGCGCATACCAACCGCAAAGCGGTGATAGGTCTTCTCGTTCAAGGTAACCTTGACAGAGTTAGTTGGGTGCCCATCACCAGTTCCCGTCGTTGACTTGCCTGCAATGGTGCCGAGGACGTAGTTGTCGTTCTCGGTGGTGTACCAAGTATTACAAACAGTCTGAGCAATGTTACGAGCAAAGCCTTCCATCTTAGGAGCAATCACGCTACCGATGAATGCAGGAGTGGCTTCAGCCTGAAGCTCGCCCATAGTCATCATGAGGTTGGTGTGAATTGCACGCATAGGAACCTGAAGACGATACGGCGTAGCATTTGGGCCATCGGCTGCATCAGGGAAGGTCTGAGTGATATTCTGAAGGTGCATCTTTGAACCAAGTGAAGTATTGGTATCACCAAACAGAGTAAAGTCGTTGGTTGTAGCCTTGTTGCTCATCTGAACAACACCAGCCATGGAACCCATGAACACCTTAGTGATGAGCATGTCACGACCAATTTCCGAAGCGGGACCAACGCCCTGCGAGGAAACAATGGTGTCCCGCCATGCGGGGTCCATCGACGGCAGAATAGTGCCGATGTTCTTGTTAATGACTTCCTCAATACGCCCACTGTGCGTACTAAAAAGGGAGTCAGCAGTTACGGTATAAGCCATTTGAATTTATCCTTAGGGAATGTGGCTGTTAAGCCTTTGACTCGTCGCCAGCAGAAGACTCTTCTGCCAGCCTAGAAAGAACGTCTGTGTTCCAATTCTTTACAGACGTATCAACGTCGCCTCTAGTCATGCCCTCTTTAAACTCGGGCTCGGGGACTGGGGGCTTTGATGAAAGAGTCGGTTCCCCGGATACTGTTTCCGGTGCACGACCAATAGAGTCGATGTCACCGATTACCGTCCGGTACGTACCAAGCACTTCGTTAGTAGCTTCCATTGCAGCGTCTTGAACCCAAGCTTCGCTGAAGGTACCTTCCCGAGCCTTACGGGCTTGGAGTACTTTCATCGTTTGGTCATGAACCTGCTGCTGGAGGCTACTTTTTGCTTTGTCATAATTTTCTGTATTGTCACCTGACTTCAGGCGACCCAACAATACCTCAACCTGCTTATTACTGTCAAGAGCATTATTGATTCCGTTTTGCATCTCTCGCTGGAGCATTTGAAGACGGTACTGTCTGAGTTCTTCACTTGCTCGGGAAGCTTCTGCACGAGCTTCAGCGTCTTCGTAATTCATGTTTGCAGGCTCCGCTGAGGTTTCTTCTTGGGTGTAGTCAATTTCTCCCCCCACATCGGGGGCTTCGTTAAGGGCTTCTCCATACTCAGACATATACTCTTCGATTTCTCGGGGGGTGTACCCCGACTCTGAAAGCACTACGCGGGCAGCTTTCATTCGTGCGTCATTGTTGGAGTCGTTAGACATCAGTTGAACGGTGCTCTGCTTGAATTCATTCAACTGATTAAGCTGAGACTGCATTTCACCCATTTGGGACTGAGCCTGCATCAAGTCACCAAGGGTATAAGTCTTACCCTCAAACTCAATCTCGGTATCCATACCGATTTCTTCGACTTCGGATTGGGTCATTTCTTCTTGAGGCGTTGTTTCTTCAGACATTATTCATTCCTTGAAGCTGTTGTGGGGCTGGTTGCATTGGAGGCTGCATACCCAGATTAGCCATTTCATCTGGGTTAGGAACCATGGCAGGAAGCGTCTGCCCCATGAACGAAATCAACGCTTCCCGATAAACCTTAAACGAATCCTGCACTTGAGGTGACGCTACACCCATTGTGGGTCCGGTCATGAATGCAGAAAGAACACGAAGTTGGATGTCTGGCCTACTGGTGTGCGGTGTAATAATGATCTGTTGAGGATCACCACCCGAACCAAACAGGGTGAGGATGTTTCTAACAACCATTTCGTAGGCTGCTTTTTCCTCGTCCATCCACATAGCAAAGTCAAGACCCTCCTTCAAAGCAAACAACTTGACTCCTGTTGGGTCAGTCATTCGTTTGTCTAGGAGTTGCATTGCTTCCTGCTTACGAGCCAGTTCAGACTTGGGATTGATTTCCCTGACTGCAAACGAGACCTGACTCATGTTGGGAATCGGGTTCTGCTTGAAGTTAACCGTGCTAGTTTCTTGGTCGATAATCGCACCAGCAAGGTCGAGGGTAAGTTTATTTACAGGAAGGGAAGGATTACTTACTACGATGTGTCGTGTGGCAGCAGACACTGTAGATTTGTACATCTGACCAAACGCCCGCTGAAGTCCTGAAGTTGGGTTGGTCATTGCCCGATTCAACTGGTCGTCAAGGAACTGAAGACCAGCAGCACTATCTACTCGACCCTTTTCAGCAATGAGATCCTGTAGAGGAGAAATCTGCTTCATTATGTCGCGGGCAAACCCAGCGACTTTACCCGGCGCATCCCCAGCATTGTGGGGGGAAATCACGATGGGCTTGAAGTCCTCACCCATCAGTGCGTCCTTGGAGTAAGTCATGTAGCGCAGGCCCTTGCCCACATCACGCAGCATGGCACGATCGTTGATTGTTCCGTGGGGCAGCAGAACCACGCCATACTTGTCGATGTCTCGCACGTTGTTGAATAGGGACTTCATCATGCGCTCAAGTTCTCTGACCAGTGAGAACATCAAGTCAAACATGCCAATGCCATGGAACGTGCCCGTATCCATAAACCGAGCAAACCCGATGGGGCAGTACACCTCAAGCTCGGACAAGTCCTGATCTTCAATAACGTAATCGCCAGAGCTAACAATGTATCGTGAGCAAGTACCTCGGGGTCCGTCGATCCACACTTCGCGGATTTTGACGACATCCATTTCAGTTTCGTACTTGCCAGCTTTGTAGTTCAGGCCCGAAGCCCCATACATGTTCTTGGGGTAGGCTTGGTTGATCTCGTTCTCTTCTTCAGGAACCTCCATGTTGTGGCCCTGCTCCCAGACCCACACATCCATGTCCTTCTTGTTCTTCTCAATCTTGTTACCGTAGATATTCTTGAGGAAACTAAGCGGGACCATACGCTGACGAACAAGACCTCGAACCTTACTATTGTCAACGTTAAGGCTAGGGAACGGGAACAGTTCCTTGGGGTGAACCACTTCGAGGTCTGCTGACAACCCAATAGTGGGGTGCTCAGTAATATGACCTGTAATGCCACATGATCCAAGGGTTACAAAGATGCTGGCAAACTGAGCTTTGACTTCCTCGATCTGGTGCTCAGAAAAAACAGCATCAGCAATAAGCTGGGCTGATGCTCGTTCTCGAAGTCCTGCCAGTGAGTTGCCTTGGCGGAGAGCCTTGGGCCTCAGGTCCATGGAGGACAGGCGACCTGTGATTCGGTCAATCATTGAGATCAAGTCCTGAGACTGAAACTCAAGGTTGCCATCCTTATCCAGATAGTGGGGGACAATGTGGTTACGACCGGGATCAAACGCATCAAACCTTCGATACCCATTCAGGTAGTACCAAGCAAGTAGCCACATACTTCTTCGGTACGACAAACGAGATAACTCCCTATCAACATGGAGGGAGATAACTCGGGCGAGGGATTTTTTATCCTTGGGCAGATGTATCGTATCAATCGCCATCGTTTAGTTTCCTATAGCCTTCGGGCATTTCCTCAAAAAGGTCCACGCCCCTCAGGTTGAACGACTCCCCCACTGGTTCTGGGGTGGGGTTGAGGTTGGGGGCTTGGAATACCTCATCCGGTTGAGCAGAGGGTACCACAGTATAATAGTGTTCTACCAAAGTTCGGTAGTATTCAAAAGGAATTGTTACATATCTTGGGTCAGACCCTTGACTCGAAGTCGGCTGGTGGTCTTGAGTTTGCATCGAATAGTTCCGAAATCTGCTGTGCGTTGAGCTTGGTTGGGTCTAAAGATTCAACGTAATTAATGCCTGTTTCAGGGTCTCGGGTTATTCCTGACTTGATTTTTTCCCACACATCTACAGGCTCACTTTCTGTCTTTGGAGCGTACTGCCTGCCTTTAACTATAAACATAGACATGGCAACTGTATCAAGAACATCGTCATGTTGCAGGCCGCCGTTGGAAGCGTCCGGGTTGAACTCTTCGATTTGGTTAAACAGCATGTCCCATGGCTTGTCATACCTGCGGCGCAAAGGCATCTTGATCAAGCCATGTTCAAAGCGGAAACCCAAGGCATTGATCTTGGATGACTTGTCCATCTGACCAACCTTCAACGCCACGATGCGAGGAAGCGAATCCACACCAGCCATTTCCACAGCGCGTTGCTGGACAATGGACTGCATCGTTGCGTAGAGCGAAAAAGACTGCTTGACCACTTCGGGGTGGATTGAACCACAACCCCAGCGTTGTGCCATCTGGAATGCCTTCTGGATAAGCACCGACTCTTTTGTCTGACCCGCCCATGAGTCAAGAACAAAAAGAGTTGCTGTAACAGGCTCATAACCCATGAGGGTTGCCACTTTGTAGTCTGAGTCTTTTGTGTTGGTGTATGAAGTATCACAGGTTATGAATGTCCTTACCCTGCTAGACAGGAAGTTAGAAAGAGTCTCCGACTGCTTTTCTCCCTCTTTGTCGTACCAACAAATGAATGTCTTGCTGTGGCGAGGTTCTTCACCATCAGGTTCTTCCATCCACCATCCGTGTTTGGTTTCCTCCAGCACACCGAAATGTTGGTCTTGGGCTTGACCGGGTTCAGCCATGTACTCGGCGGCATAGTTGGCAGAACCAATAAGTCGCTTGACCTGCTCAAGCGAGACGGCATCTTTTAGTCTAGAGTCCTTGGACTTGTCGGCATCAGTAAGAGGCCACATAGTAGGCCAACAAGAATGAGGCACTCCATTCTCGTCTTTGTACTCTGCTTTAAGGACAAGACGAGACCACTCATCAAAACGAGGATCCCGAGAACGAGGACCGTCCGGTGTCTCCTCCACATCCATAGCGTGCCACGCATAGTGCCGACGAGAAACGAATGTAGCCAACCATCTAACACTGGTATCTCTCCTTGTAACCATTGGCATGACGACCTTGAACAGAAGTTGTTCCATGTACGAGCGGAGCAGGGACAAGGACGTTCCTGCTCTGCCGTCATACTCTGGGTCATCAAGCAAGTAACACTGAGGGCGACCACCACGCTGTCTTGATTCAGCGGACAACGCTCTGAACCAAGACCCGTTGTCGAGGTACATCAACTCGATACCGAAAGACTTTTCGCCTCTCTTGGGTGTGATGCGGTTGCCGGGAGACTCGGGAGCAAAGTCATCGTAGATACGACTGTTGCTGGTAAACTGAGTCTTTAGAATCTGTGCCGTCTGCGCGGCGTTATCATGTGAGGACGTTGCGTAGATAAACGAGTACCCGGGCCGTGATAGCATCTGGAGAAGTGTTGACTTTCGGATGCAGTTGCTCTTAGCAAATCCACGGGGTGCAACAACAATCGCCCGACGAGACAAAGCCCACAAACGATAAATCGCAAAATGCCCGAGCGGGGGTTCGAGCGGATCGTCGTCGTAGAACATCGGGTTAAATTCCGACTCATCGTCGGGATATAGGTAGTAACTATCAAAGAAGTGGACTGCCGACGCAAACGCTGTCGCTCTTCGTTGGGGATCACTATGGCGCACCATCCACTGCCTGCAAGCATTGACTCTTGCAAGACGCTGGCCTTCGGGTGACAACTCAGGGTAGTCGGGAGGTAAAGGATACAGGGGGTTACCCTGATCCCTCATGGGTATTTCCCTAACCTTCACTGACCAGTCACCAAGTTAATAGCTGCACACCTAAGGATAAGTGAAGAGAGAAGAGCGGGCTGGATACGAGAATCCAAGTTTTTCACGATGTTGTTGCCTGCCTTTACGTACTTTTCCTTGAGGTTGCCTTCCTTGGTAAAGACTTCCTCTCTGATACGTTCGCCAAGCTTGATAGTTCCGCCTGCCCAGTGTGCTGGGTCTCGGATAGCAAGCTCTTGAAGGATAACCCCCCCACTGAAGGCAACTGCGGTTACGTCTCTAGCCCTGATCATTGTCTCCGCTTCGAGAACCTGCGGAAGCATCTCCACCGGAGGAGTCACGGGCTGGGAGGTAACGGGCCGCAAAGTGGGGTTTTTCTTCATCTGTGAGGACATCGGGAATCTCCTTGAGGTTATTCACTAGCTTGTTGGTTACGCCGGTCATGACGACCTTGCGTCCTTCTTCTTCCTTGGTCATTTCAAACTTCTGTTGCCCAATGAGTCCATTGGCAACAGCAACTTCCTTCAGGATACCACGAAGCTGTGACATTGCACGCAGTGATACCTTGGGGTCTGCATCCCTTGAGTGACGAACTAGTTGTCCGACTTCTTCTTGGACATCCCAGTCGTTGGCCTTAATCGCAAGTGCTGCCCCCTCAAGCGAAAAAAACGACCTCACGACTTCTTCGCCGCTCGGTACCTTTTCTATCTTGGCGTTCTTCTTGTCCAACTTCTTATGTGGTTCTGGTGGCATTGTTACCTTCCCACTCCGTACTTCTTCGTAAGTTCTTGAGCAATACGAATAGAGTCATCTACCTCTTTAGTCTTTGAGCCCAAGGGCAGGTTATCTACTACGGAAGCTTTTCTTCTTTCAGGCCCCTTAATGTCTTTCCCCATTAACGTCATTTTGTAATTTCCGATTGGTTCTACAAGGGAGCCATAAACTGCTTCTTGTGCTTCGCCTGAGAGCATACCGGCCTCAATATTAACTTGTTTACGAACCGGATCATCTATGTCTCCTACCCCAAGAAGACTATCCATTTCCACTTCTTTAGCACTAGCTCTTTTACCCGAATAACCATACTCGTCATAAACAAAACCAGTTTCATCTAAGTCGTCGATAAGGAGGTGTCCTTTACGGTCTCTTGTCACCATTTCTAGCCCTCCTTCTTCTTTAATTCGCTCTCTTGAAGGTACTGGCCTTCTAGCCAACTGGAGTTCTTCGCTTACGTCTTTTCGACCAAGCATCTCGTTTAGGATTTTGTTTTTCTGTCTTCCTGTAGTTTGAGAAATGGGACCGAGACCTTTCAAAGCCAACACCCTTTGGGAAAGCAAAAGAGCAGCGGGTAACTTCATGTCTCGGGTTACCCTCTTCAATACTTTCCTAGCTTTAAACTTAGAGTATTTGCTGATGTCCCTAGCCATGTTGTCAATCCTTGCGATTGCTTCAGCAGGCATTTCTTCTATGAGTTGGTTAGCACGTCTTATTTCTTCAGAAACACCTTTAGGTTCTTTAGAAATTATAGGTTTGCCAGAAGAAACCTTACGCGCTCTTGGGCCTATAGAAAATACGTAGTCAAGAGCTTCATCTGGAGAAAGTTCTCTAGATGTCATCCCTCCTCGTTTAGGAATGTGCCCTAGCCTTCTTAGTTCTTGCAGCCTAGCTTCAACAAGAACTTTCTTGGCATATTGATCTCGTTCATTGAGGGCCGCATAGATTGACGATTTGTTGAGGGGAGTACCTTCCGGCAGTTCAATTTTACCCTTCATTTTGTTAACGCGCTGGAGAGCCCTAGACAAATTCATGATGGTCATGAGTCGAGTTCCTTCTCAAGGATTTGTCGGGCTTTCTTCTCGTACTCTTCTTGGAAGTCAGACGCGGTGATATGCAGTGACATCTCGGTCAGGCGTTTAGCAGCTTTCCTCGCAAGCGAGGAAACCTCTTGGGGTGTGGAAACACCTTGCATCTTTCGCGCAGCCAGTAGCTCTGCAAGAACTGTTTCCCACTGACTGTTGAAGTAAGTCATGTCGAGTTCGCGGTTACCACGCTTCAGGTTTTTACGAATGGGTTCAGAACCCGAAACGTAAAAGTCCTCTTGTCCAACGCGGCAGATAGATTTCATTGCCATCTGAAACGAAACAATGTCAACCATTGCACTTGTTCCGATGTGAATGAGCGGAACTTTTAACGCTCTACACAAACCACGGAAACCCTTTCGAGTCATGCCGAGTGGTTTGAGTTCTTTAATGAAGTACTCTTCCGAAAACAAACGGAGTCCGCCGCCGAAAGTTAGATAGATCTGTTCGTCTGTGTTTGACATGCGTTGGTACTTCTGGTACAGTCTCTCTTCTGTTGAAGGGAAGAATCAATAGTTGTCAAAGTCGCGGTCTTCTCGCTTCTTCCTGTCTTCTTTTAACTTCTTACGTTTGGCTGCTATTCTTCTTGCGTTCATGCCTGATCTTGGGTCTGCTCCGGCGGATCTAAAACCAAAACCCAAACCCAAACCCGAGCCGGTAATGGCGGCTTGGTTGCTCATGCGGGGATCAATAGAAGGACCGCTGAGTAGATCCTCCATTACTTTGTCTTTACGTTTCTTTGTAAGCCCCAGCATTTGAAGAACAGCAAGAGGTGATCTTCCAGCGTGGTGCCTTGCAGGGTCTCGATATGAACTACGCAGCATTTTTAAACCTTAAGGAGAGAGAGTTATGGATTGGAACAATAACCCGTTGGAATCGTTGGAACCTATCAAGGTTGCACGAAGAATACTACGAGATTATTTCACAGGATCTACTGGACATCAAGGATTGTATAGGTGGCGAGGAGAATTTTGGTTCTGGGACGGGGAACAATGGAGAATTCTACGAGAAGACGAAATCAGAGAGCGAGTACTGCTGATTCTGGAGGATGCCGTTTGGGAGCAAGTTACTGTCAATGGTCCCGTCATCCGTAGATACGCTCCCGACAAACACAAAATTGAGGGGGTCGTTGGTGCATTGGAAGCTCTTTGTCGGCTAGACAAGGAAGAGGTTCCGTGTTGGATCATACCACAGACAGATATGATAGATCCAGCACATTGTATTGCATTTAAAGACTGCATTATTGATATCAAAGGCAGCACCGAAAGCGAATGGGCTGTAAGGGAACGTGATCAGCGTTGGTTTGACACCAGCGTTATTCCGCACAAGGTGGATATGAACGCGGAATGCCCACGTTGGATGAAAGCACTAGACGAATGGGGCGGTGGTGACCCGGAGTGGGGTCGATTGTTGCAGCATTGGTTTGGTTATTGCCTGATGGGTACGAGGAAGTATGCGAAGTGGTTGTTGATGTACGGCAAGATCAGGGGTGGCAAGGGCACAATCTGTAGTGTGTTGAAGCAACTGACAGGACCAACAACGTATTTGAGTACTTCGTTGGAAGATCTGGCAAACGAGTTTGGTTTGGACGGCATGGAACTCAGCAAAGTGTTGAGTATCAGTGAGGTGTCCGAGATTGACAGCAAGTCAGGCGAACGTGTTTGCAGGATCTTGAAGAACATTGTGGGCCGCGACCCAATGACTGTGAATGTGAAGTACAGAAGGCAGTTGCGTAACGTGGTTGTGAACGCTGCGCCCTTGATGCAGTCCAATGAGATCCCGGTGTTACCTAATAAGGGTCGGGGTTTGTCAGGCAAGATGCTGGTGTTGCCGTTTGATGTTAGTTTTGAGGGGCGCGAGGACTTTGATCTGGATGCGGACCTGAAAAGGGAGATTCCGGGTATTGCAGCGTGGGCTGTACGGGGTGCAATTGCGTTGGAGAAAGCTGACCGCGACGGAAAGTGGCCCGTGCCTGAGTCCGCTAAGAACGCCATTCGTTTGTATCACTTGCAGAACAACCCGTTTGACAGTTTCTTGGAGGCAAGATTTATTAGAAACGAGAAAGGGTTTACCGCGAACGAGATTGTCAGGGGGCAATGGGAAAGTTGGCTGCGGGCCAACAAGGTCAAGATGCACGTCCCGAGGAATATGCTGATTCAGCGTGTGGTTCAGGACTGCTCATGGGATTTGAGGCAGACTCGACTTTCAATGAATGAAGGGCATCACCGAGGTGTTGCTGGAATGACGTTGAAAAGAGAGTATGATGACGAGCATTGAGCACTCCTGAAATCAACATGAAGGTCCTCCCCCCAGTGACTCAGAAGGTGGCTGCTGCTCTCCAAGTATTGGACTACTTGCGGGAGCAGCAGGAGCCATCGTTCACGATAAGTGGGCAGGAAAATCCAGAGATCATGCCCGTCCCGGCAAAGGTCTTGGACCCTCAGGAGAAGGCCCTTAAAAACGCCTGTTTGACCTACTTGGTCCACTACTTCCACGGCGAGATGGACTGATCAAGTGGGGGGTCGATACCGGCTGCTCCATGGAAGCCCTATTCTTTATATAGATCTCTCTCTATAAAAGGAGATAGACCATTGGTATTCCCGGTATAGAGAATTTCCAGAAAAATAGGGTGTTTATATAGTAATGATCTGCCACTGGCTAGGGGCCGACGGGGGTAAGTGACTGCGAGTCTTTGGCGCAACGAGCCCCAGAGATACGGGGAGCCAGTCGAAAGACCGGGCACCTTGTGTTGCGGACGACTAACGCGCACGCGCAACAAGATGAACACACTATGACTACGCGGCTATGGGTCATGTTACACACTCCCTGTACCCCCGTTGTTCGTGCGGCGGCTGCCTTGTTCGGGGCTAAAAAAATGGCAGACGGGCGCTGCGGCCCTGCATTTTTTTATACACGTTCGTAGGGAGTGTTTCACGATGACCCGATTCGAGTTTCTCATGTCTATTGTTTACTTCATCATCCTCAGCTAGGAGATCACCCATGCCTACTTATTACATCTCACTTCACGACCTCAACAACTCAGACGATTGGAAGCGTCAGGTCAACGAGACCAACGAACCCCAACGACGCACACTCTCGCAAGTGATGGCTGAACGCGCCCAGCGA